GATTTATTATTTTTTAAACCCACCTTTTTCAACAAGTTAAAACATAAGTTGAAAAGTATTTTAAAAAATCGCTAAATCTTATTGTTTTTTACTGTTTTTTTTCTTTGATTTGTAGTGGGAATTAAAATTAATTTCTATTTATAAAAACACTCTGATAATAGAGAGTTTGTTATAAGGTCACATAGCCAATAATGGCTGATTAGACCAAATTAAAACTATAAAAAAGAGAAAAAATGAATGAAGGAAACAATATTTCCTCAGGCTTACAGTCTGAGGGAATAAGCTCAAATCAGCACTCAGAAAGCGCATCGAGCGGTATGAATGTTGAAGAATTCTTAAGTGAAGTAGAGCAAGTAAATAAAGAAAGCTTTAAGAACGAAAGAAAAAAAGTAGACCTAAAAGAGGTTACTTACAATCCAAAGCCTGGGAAACTTCCTGAAGAAGGTGAAGAGCTTAGAATAGTTCCTCCACTTGAAGGAAAAGCATTTCAAAAAATTGATTTTCATTGGAAAATAGGAAATTCCAAAATGGTGGTTTGTCCATCTCAATACGATAGGCCTTGCCCTATCTGTGATTATCTTAAAACTCAACCATCTGATGATAAAACTAAACAGATGGAAGCTAAAACAAGATATTTTCTTCCTGTAATAATAAGAAAAAGAGAGCAAGAAGGTCCAAAGTGGTGGGGATTTCCTAAGACGGTATTAAATATAATAGCTAGCTTATATAAGAATAAATATTATGGAGATGTCTCTGACGTTTATGAAGGAAATGATTTAGAGATAAAATTCCCAGCCGATGCTGATGTGGCGAACATAACGCCAGTACCAATTAAGTCACCTCTTATGGTAGATGATTTAGGAGCGCCTAATGATGAAAATATAAAAACTTTAAGAAGTTTAGTAAAGCCTCTTAATGAGGTTTTTATAGAATTGCCACATGATGCTATTGTTAAAATATTAGACAAAGCAAATGGTAGTGTGCAAGATTAGAATAAGTGTTAAAAATTAAATATAATAATTATGATTGAGATTTTGAATAACAACATAGAGTTGGACGTTTCTTTTAAGATAATATTTTTAATATCGTTATTTTGTTTAGGCTTGAGGTCAATAACTGATGATGATAAAATAGGTTATCCATTAAGAAAGTTAGCAAAAAAGCTTCCTAAAAATTTAGGAAAACCAATATTACTATGCTGCACTTGTATGTCAAGTGTTTGGGGAACTATTATCTATTGGTATTTTTTCGGAAATAGTATTCCTGAATGGATTTTAGTAACTATAAGTGCATCATTTTTAAATTCCATTTTATGGGAATTAAATACTTTAATAATAAAAAAAATAAAATAATATAAATAATTATGTCATTAAAAGAAAATTCAGAAGAAGAAGTAAAATCTAAAGGTACAGTAGATGCGGTAGATGCATTAGATGTAGTAGAGGTTGCAAAAAAAAAGAAATCTGCAAAGGTAAAGGTTAAAAAAAGCTTTTCACTTAATGATTATAGAACAAATTTAGATATAGAAGAGATAGAGTATAAGGAGGATGAGTGGATTGTGTTAAGTCAAGCATATCAAGATACAACACAGTTGCCAGGAATTCCTATGTATGGGATTACAATGGTGTACGGACATCCAGATTCAGGAAAATCTACTTTAGCATTAGAAGCTGCCAAAGGAGCTATAAATAATAATATACTACCTATCTTTATTAATACTGAGAAGAAATTTAATTGGTCTCATGCAAATGAAATGGGAATTACTCAAGAAGATATGTTGTATGTAGATTCGATTGAAGAAGTTGAAGATATATGTAAGTTCATAAGAGAAAGATTAAAAGACCAAAGAGAAGGCGATTTGCCAACTGATATTTTAATAATAGTAGATTCTATTGGTAATGTTATTAGTAGAGCTGAAAAGGTTGCTATAGAAAAAGAGGAAGACGGTGCAATTATGAAAACTGCTAAAGTTTTAACTCAACAAATACATAGAGTTATTGAGAAGCAAATATCTGCAACCAAAAGAGCTGACTTTCCATATAGCGCAAGTTTACTAATAGTAAATCATGCATATGATAGTATTAAGGTTACTAAATTGATTCCTTACGGAGGAAATGGCGTAATTAAAGCTGCTAGTCTTGTTATTAGAATGGGTGGTATTATTAGTAATTCAACTAAAGTATATGCTACAAAAAATGGTATAAATGTTTCGTTTGCAATCAAGACTGATATAGTTATTGAAAAAAATCATATAACTAATATATCTGTTAAAGATAAGATTTTATGTACTGCTCATGGGTTTATAAAAAATACAACAGCAGACTTGAATGATTATAAGAAAGATAATAAAGATGGTTGGGATTTACGTTTCGATGATGATTGGGATAAATACGGAGACAAATAAGCGTACACTATGAAGGTGTTATTAATCGATGGGGAATGGAATTTGAAGAGAAATTTCATGAAAAGGCAAGATATGTTCTCAAAAGGGGAACATTGTGGAGGGTCATATGGATTTTTAGATAGCCTTAGGTCTGTAATAGATAAATCTATGCCTGATAGGGTAGTTGTTTTTTGGGATGGTATAATGTCTGGGGTATTTAGGAAGGAAATTTATCCTATGTATAAATCTGGCAGAGATAAGTCTTGGGAAGAAGAGTCTTATTATTATACTGATAGTGAAATTGATGAAGAAAGACAGAGAAAATATAGTATATTAAAACAAAAAATAAAAGTTAAGAATTATCTAGAAGAATTATGCATAAGACAAGTTGAAGTTGAATATGTTGAAGCTGATGATTTAATTGGTTTATATGTTAAAAATAAATTTGAAAATGATAATATATTAATTTTTAGTAGCGATAAAGATTTTCATCATCTTATTGACAAAAATGTTTGCGTAATAAGACCTTCTGATGGAAAAGTTATAACTGTAGATAATTTTAAGGAAGTTTTTGGGTATACTCATAAAAATTCTCTTTTTGTTAAATGTCTAGAAGGAGATGATTCTGATAATATAAAAGGCCTTAAGGGAGTTGGTTTAAAAAAAATGAAAACATATTTCCCCAGGTTTTTTGAAGAAAAATATACTTTAGATATGCTAATAAGTGAAGCAGAAGAGAAGGTTAAAGATAAGCCACTAAAGATATATGAATCTATAATTAATAGCAGAAAAATTCTAGAGTTAAATAGAAAATTAATAAACCTTAAAAGTCCTATTGTAAATCAAAAAGCTATAGATGATGTTAGTGAAATATTAGATTGCTTAATAGTTATGCCAGACATTAGTAGTGAAAGAGGTATTAAAAATGCTATGGATATGGTAGTGAGAGATGGGTTTAGTATGCATATGTTTAACAATGATTTATCTTTATTTTTTAGACCTTTTTATAGAATTGTTTCTAAAGAAAAAGAGTATTCATCAGAAGTTTTAAAAAATGTAAAAAGATAACTTTTAAACAAAAAAAGCTCTTTACAAAACTTGTAGGACACTTGTTTAAAATGTATAATGTTTTTACGAAAAAAATAAATAAAAAAATGGTATTTATTAAAACCTAATTAGATAAATGGAGCAAGAAAGTAATATAAAAGAAATTGAAAAAAGTGAAATAAGAGAAGCTTTTGAGGATGTAGGAGACTCGGCTAGAGGAGATGCTATGAAAGAAATTAGTTTTCAAACAAAATTAATAAAAATTTTTTTAGAAGATGAATTTTTCTCACAACAAATATCAGACATTTTACATGCTAAGTATTTTGATAATATTAATCATAAAATATTATTTCAACATATAATAAAGTATATAGGTAAGTATAATCTAATGCCTAATTATGAAACTTTAAAGAGTGTAATAAAATACAAAGAGACAGGAATTCAACAGGAGCAAATTATTGAATTAGTAGATATAGTATCCCAATATAAGCATAACGATAAAAAATTTATAGAAGAAATAACTTTAGAATTTTGTAAAAAACAATCTTTAAAAAAGGGTTTATTAAGAGCGGCAAAAGCATGGGAAAATGAAGATTATGATAATATATCTGTAATAATTGGAGAATCTCTAAAGTTAGGTGAACCGAAAAGTAGTGGTCATAATTATTTAGTTGACGTAGAAAAAAGATTGGTAGTTGAAAGGAGAAATCCAATTACAGCAATGGAAGGTCTTAATAGTATAATAGGCGGAGGATTGTCAGGCGGTGAGCTTGCAATATTATTAGCCCCTACTGGTGGTGGTAAATCTATGGGATTAGTCAAATTAGCCAGTAATGCTATATTGGATGGTAAAAAAGCTATTTATTATAGCCTTGAAATGAAGGAAGAAAAAATAGGTCATAGATTTGATGCCGCACTTAATAACATACCTTTAAAATATGTTACTGAATATGTAGATAAAATTAGAGAGACGTCTGAATATATAAAAAACAAAGGAGGAGATTTATTTATAAAAGAATTTCCAACAGGCACGGCTTCAGTTAATACTTTAAGAGCACATCTACAAAACTTAGAAAGAGAATTTGGAATAAAGCCAGATGTTATATTTGTTGATTATGCAGATATAATGAAATCTACTTCTGAATACTCTGAAAGAAGATATAATTTAACAAGTATATACGAATCATTAAGAGCTTTAGCTATGGAAATTGACATACCAATATGGACTGCAACTCAAGCTAATAGAGATGCTATTAATTCTCCTAAATTTGACTTAAAAGTAATTAGTGAAAGTTTAGGGAAAGCTCAGACTGCAGACCTTATTCTTGGTATAGGAAGAACTGAAGAGGATAAATTAGAAAAAAGGGCTAAAATGATGATTTTAAAAAACAGAAATGGTGAAGATGGGTTTACAATAGATTTACATTTTGACACATCAAATTTAGATATTAGAGTTTTACAAGATGTAAATCAATCTAAATTGGGAGTTTCAAATATATCGGGATTAAATATAGAAGATTTAATTGTTGGTAATAAATAATAAATAATTAATAATTAATAATTTTTTATATTAATTAATATAACATAAATTTGTGATTAATAAATTAAACAAGTTAGTATGATAGATAAAAATGATAAAGAATTAAGTAAAGAGCCGATTTTGGTTTCAAACCCTAATAGGTTTGTTATATTTCCAATAAAGCATGATGATATTTGGCAATTTTACAAAAAGGCTGAAGCTAGCTTTTGGACTGCTGAAGAAATAGACTTGCAACAAGATTTGTTTGATTGGGAAACGTTAAATGAAAATGAAAAATATTTTATTAAAAATGTTTTAGCATTTTTTGCTGCCTCTGACGGTATTGTAAATGAAAATTTAGCAGAGAACTTTGTTGGTGAAGTTCAATATCCAGAAGCGAAATTTTTCTATGGATTTCAAATTGCCATGGAAAATATACATTCAGAAACCTACTCTTTACTAATAGATACCTATGTTAAAAGTAAAGAAGAAAAAGATAGACTTTTTAACGCACTAGAGACAATACCAGCAGTCAAGAAAAAGGCTGAATGGGCACTAAAGTGGATAGATTCTGATAGTTTTGCAGAAAGGCTGATTGCATTTGCGGCTGTAGAAGGAATTTTCTTTTCTGGTTCATTTTGTTCAATTTTTTGGCTAAAGAAAAGAGGTTTAATGCCAGGATTAACTTTTTCTAATGAATTAATTTCTAGAGACGAAGCTTTGCATTGTGATTTTGCAACTTATTTACATAATAATCATATTATAAATAAAGTTCCTAAAAGTAGAATAAAAGAAATTATAAGTTCTGCCCTAGATATAGAAAAGGAATTTATTATAGAATCACTACCTGTTAATTTAATAGGTATGAATTCTGCATTAATGTCTGACTATTTAGAATATGTAGCAGATATGTTATTGGCTGATTTAGATTGTTCTCCAATTTTTAACACCAAAAACCCTTTTGATTTTATGTCTAATATTGCTCTTGAAAATAAAACAAACTTTTTTGAGAAAAGAGTAGGTGACTATGCTAAGTCTGGAGTTGGATTGGGTGTAGATGAGAATCAAATAGGATTTGATGGAAAAGAAGACGATTTTTAAAATAAATTAAATGAATAATAATTAAATAAAAATTAAATAAATGATAATAATTAAAAGAGACGGCTCAGAAGAAACAGTGAAATTTGATAAAATTTCATCTAGAATAAAAAAACAAACATATGGATTAGAACAAGACCATGTAGAATATATGGAGGTTGCAAAAAAAGTTATTGCAGGAGTATATGATGGTGTTACAACTAGAGAGTTAGATGGTCTTGCTGCCGAAACTGCCGCCTCTTTAACTAGAGTACATCCTGATTATTCTATACTTGCAGCTAGATTAGCATTAACCTCTTTAAAGAAGGATGTAAAAAAATCTTTCAAAAAAACGATAATAGATTTATATAATTATATAGACCCAAAAACTAAAGAAAGTGCACCTTTAGTGTCTAAAGAAATTTATGAATTAGTAAATGATAATTATAGAAAAATTGAATCTATGATTATTCATGATAGAGATTATGATTTTGAATATTTTGGCTTCAAAACCTTAGAAAGGTCATATTTGCTAAAAATGAATGGCAAAACTGTAGAAACTCCACAACATATGTATATGAGAGTTTCTCTTGGTATTTGGGGTAACAATTTTAAAGAAGTTCAAAAAACTTATGAACTTTTGTCTACAGGACAATTCACTCATGCAACTCCAACTTTATTTAATTCAGGAACTCCCAAGCCACAGCTTTCTTCTTGTTTTTTAGTGGCAAATAAAGGTGATAATATAGATTCTTTATTTGATACATTAAAAGATGTTGCTAAAATTTCTAAATGGTCTGGTGGAATAGGTCTTCACGTTCATGATGTAAGGTCTAAAGGCTCTTATATTAAAGGTACTGGCGGTAGGTCGGATGGTTTATTGCCTATGTTAAAGACTTATAATGAAGTTGCTCGATGGATAAATCAAGGAGGTAAAAGAAAAGGTTCTTTTGCAATATATTTAGAACCTTGGCATTTTGATGTAGAAGGATTTATAGACTTAAGAAAGAATCATGGAAAAGAGGAAGAGAGAGCTAGAGATTTGTTTTTGGCACTATGGATTCCAGACCTTTTTATGAAAAGAGTAGAAGAAAATGGAGATTGGACTTTAATGTGTCCAAATGAGTGCCCAGGATTATCAGATGTTTATGACATATATCCAGAATATGATGAATTAGGAAATGTTATAAATGAAGAAAGTGTAAAATTATCATTTACAGAACTTTATACAAAATATGAGAGTGAAGGTAGAGGTAAAAAGACGTTTAAAGCAAGAGAATTGTGGGGTAAAATTTTGGAAGCAGAAATAGAAACTGGAACTCCTTATATATTATATAAAGACTCAGCAAACAAAAAGAGTAATCAGAAGAATATTGGTATAATTAAATCGTCTAATCTTTGTACTGAGATAATGGAAGTAAGTACGCCAGGCGAAACTGCAGTTTGCAACCTTGCATCAATAGCTTTACCTAAAATGATAGACATTCCAACGGGAAAAGTTAAGTCAAAAGATAAGTCTGTTAGAAATTATAACTTTAAAAAGCTTTATGATGTTACATATCAAGCTACATTAAATCTTAATAAGGTTATAGATGTTAATTGGTATCCAACAAAAGAGGCTGAAAAATCAAACATGAGACATAGGCCTATTGGATTGGGAGTGCAGGGACTGGCTGATACTTTTGCAATTTTAGGAATACCATTTGAGTCAGATGAGGCTAAAAAATTAAATAAGGACATATTTGAAACAATATACTTTGCAGCAATGACAGCATCTAATGATATTTCTAAGGATTTATATAAAATAGAAGCAAAAGCAAATGTTGAAACGCCATTAACTGCAGGGGCATACTCTACATTCAAGGGCTCTCCAGTTTCTCAAGGCATTTTTCAATTTGATATGTGGAATGTAAAAGATGAAGAGTTATCTGGCATGTGGGATTGGTCTAAATTAAAAAAATCAGTAATTAAATACGGAATTAGAAACTCTCTTCTTTTGGCTCCAATGCCTACAGCTTCCACTGCTCAAATTTTAGGCAATAACGAATGTTTTGAGCCATATACTAATAATTTATATAAGAGAAATGTTTTATCTGGAGAGTTTGTTGTTGTAAATAGACATTTAGTAGAAGATTTGATTCAGTTAGATTTATGGAATGATAATATTAGATTAAAAATGATTAAAAATAATGGTTCTATACAAACGATAGCAGAAATACCATTCAATATAAAGCAAGTGTATAAAACCGTTTGGGAAATGAAGGCAAGTAATTTAATAGACATGTCGGCCGATAGAGCTGTATTTATAGACCAATCACAATCTATGAATCTATTTATAAGAGATGCTAATGTTGCCAAGTTGAATAAAGCACTCTTTTATGGTTGGAAAAAGGGATTAAAAACTGGCATGTATTATTTGAGAAGCAATGCTAAGTCAGAGGCTAGAAAATCTCTTGGAGCTGACGTAAATTCTATTAAAGAAAAAGAAGAAAAAGAAACTTCTATGATTGAAGTAGAGGTTATGGTTCCAAAAGTTAACGAATTTCAAAAAAATGATATAGGAAATGTTGGTGAAGATGCTTATAAAAATGTAAACGTAATACAAAAAGTTGCAGAACAACCTATAAAAGCTTCTGCAGAAATTTCACAAGAAGAAATAGATGCTATGTCGCAGTTACAGTGTAGCATAGACAACCCAGACGACTGCATTCAGTGCGGAAGTTAGTGTTTTGTTTTTCTAGAATCTAAACTTATAAAATTCCATACTATTATTTTAATATAAAAGTATGGAATTTTTGTATATATATTTGTCATATGCTAAAGAGCTTTTCTTTTTTGTTATATATTTATTAGTATATTATTATAAAAATGAAAAAGAAAGACTTTATAAAACTTTTAAAAGAATCCGTTAAGGAAGAATTAAAAAAGAGAAATATTTTAGAATCAGAAACAACAGCTCCAGCTAAGCCAGATACCGATACTGATAAAGGAACTAAAAAAAGAAGAGGAATTCCTGATAGGGGACCAAAGCCAGGGCCAGATGTTAAACCTAAGGCTATAGCGAAAATTGAAAAAGATTTAGCAAAAGTAACTAAGGAGATAGAGGTGTTATTGAAATCTGTAAAAAACATTACATTAGAAAATAAAAATTCTCTAGAAAAAAAGTTTAGAAAAATTGATGAATACAATAAGTATAGAAGGCTTATAAATGAAGCTCCACTAAGGCCTGATGATGAAGAGGCTGGAGAAAGATACATACATCCAGATATAAAGTCAGGACTTTCTAGTGAAGAAGATTCGGAGTCAACTCCTTTTGATAAAATTGAGCTTTTTCAAAAAGGAGAAGTTGATTTTAAGACAATTTCAAAATTAGGAACTGAAGAATTTAATCAAGTATTATCAGACGCAAGAGAAGCTGGTATGTTGAATCAAATGTCTATGATGCAAAAAGTTATGATGGCAAGCATGATTGAACAGAGACATAAAGAAGCTTTAGAGCAACTTGCATTAGATACTGTACAAAGCGCTTTTGGAATTGAAGATAGGATAATGGATAAAATAAAAGCAGATTTGAAACCATTAACAAACGGCCCAGATATAGATATGGAAGAAGATGATGGTGAAGAACAGGAGGAGCAGCTTCAGCAAGTTTTAGAAGATGAATTTACAGAAGAAGAGCAAGCTATTATAAAAAAACATATTTCTAAAAGAATTATGCAAAACCTTCTCTCTATGGGAGCGGGATATAAAAGCCACAAAACAATTGAAGATATAAGACAACAATTAGAAGCTATAAATCCAGAGTTGTATGAAATATATGCACAACTTATGCCAAACGTAGAGTTGATGACTTGGCAGTTTAGCCCAAAAGATGTTGGTATAAGACAAAATATGGGTAAATCTGAATTAGAGTTTGGACCACCTCAAGGAGATGATGATAATGAAGAAAATAATGAGGAAGATAATGATGAGCCAGGAATGGAAGAGGTTAGAGAAGTTACTGGAGCCAAAGCTTCAGCTCATTTATTTCCAATATTATTACATGAAGTTGCAAAGTCTTTTCTAGAATATTTATTTGCCTATAGCTTAGAGAATATACCTGAGAATATGAGAAAAACAGTTCTAGATAGAGCAGATTCTTATCAAGAAGAGCATTGGATGAAATTGTTAGGGCCAAGAGTTTGGAAATACCTACATGATGCAATAGATTATATAGTTCACGATAGAGAAAATGACTATACTATAGTTTCTACTCTATTATATCAATTGGGAACTTTAGAGCCAGATGAATTCTTAGAGTTAATGGATAGTGTTATACATGATGGACCTACGGCTATTACAACTCTAGAGGGTATGTTAGATGAGATAGAAGAAGATGTTGAAAACTGGGAAAACGAACATGAAGGAGAAACCCCCAATCCAGAGGACATTGTAGATGGAGAAGATAATTCTGATGAAATAGAAAAAGCTATCGAAGATGAGTTAGAAAATTTGTTAGTAGGAACCGAAACAAATCCAGAAAATACAGAAGATATTCCAAAGAAAGAAGTTTCAGAAATGGAAATTGACGAGTTAAATGATGCTCTAGCACAAGCTTTAGGTGTTGAAGATTACGAAAGAGCTACTATAGTAAGAGATGAAATCAACTCAAGAACATCTTAATTATTTACTTTTGAGTTTTTATTAATATTTTTATAAAAAATAAATACTATGAAAAAAACCAAAAATAAATCTGTAAAAAAAAGGTTAGCAATCAAAAAAGGAAAGAAGAAAGTTGCTAGGAAAAAGGTGGCAAAAAATCACTTAGAACAAAAAAAAGATAGAATAGAGGCTGCAAAAAGAAAAGAGGAGAAAGTTTGGGAAGAACATTACAACAATCTCTTAGGTCAAGCGTCTTAGAAAAAAAGCGCTTCATGGTGCTTTTTTGTTTTATATAACTATTTATATCATATAACTTTTTTATTATGATTAACAAAGAACAATTAGATTATTTTATACTAAAAGAAGCTTCTAAGGTTTTAAGTGAAGATTTACAATCTAATATTTTAGATATAAATGATGAATTTAATGAAAAAGAGGAAAGTGCAGCAAAAAACATAGAAGATACAAATAAAAGTATAGAAAAAAATAAAGTTGGAAAAGTATATCATAACACTATGTTAACTAAAGAAACTGATAATATAGCTAAGGCTAAATGGCAAAATATGATAAAGTCAGATGATAAAAAAGCAAAAGATTTAATGGTAAAGTTGAATGATGCTAAAAAATCACAAAATGTGTTAAGAAAAGATAGAGACGAAAAAATAAAAGCAGCAAAAACATCTGATTCCGATGCTAAAAGAGCTGAAAGTTCTGACGCCAATGAGAATAATAGTGTTCATTTGGAAAGTTTAGAAACAAATATAAAGCCACAAAAAAAAGATTTAATAGTAAGATTTGATAAAAACACAACATCCCCTTTTACCGTAAAGTTTACAGATAGAGGTTTTGTTGTAGGTAATACTAGAATTAGTTTTGAAACTATTGAAAGAGCTATATCTAAAGAGTTCTCAATTACATTAAAAACTGGATTGATATTGACGCCAGTAAAGATGCAGAAAATATTAAAATATAAAAGTAGATATTAAGATACCTTTATTGTAAAATTATTTTTTAAAAATGAGAAGAAGAAGTTTAATTTTAGAAAATAAAATAATAAAATCAGAAACTAGTGGTTTCTCCATAGGAAGTCATGGTAGATTTACTAATCAGATATTTTCAAATAATATAGAAATATTAGAACCTTTTGAGCCTTTTAAAAAAAATAGGTTTATTGTTGATTTAGAAATAGATTCTAAATATTTAAGTAAGAAAATACCCAACTCAAGAGTGAGTGGGTTTAGTTTTAATTCTGACAAGAACGGAAAGACCATACATATAGATATTATAATGTCTATAGATGAATGGGTAGAAGATTTTTTAAAAGTAAATATTTGTAAAGTGTATCTTATTGATGCAACAGGAGTAATATTAAGAATGTTTGACTATGATATTGTTAATTCTGGGTACAAATATGATGTCAGTTATGACTCTTCAGAAATTTTGAAACCTAGATTTTTTTATAAAATTATTTAATAGTTTTTTTTTTATAAATTATTTCTTATATTTGTAGTGTTAATTAAAACAAATAATTAAAATAAACAATTAAATATGGATTTTTTAGGTAACTCTTTAAAGCAAATTATGTTAAGTTCAAATCACAAAAATTCTAATCCAATAGATTTATACTACGATAGTGTTGGGGATTTTTGTGAAGCAACATCAAAAGTTATTAATATATTAAATGATAGTTGTAAAGTTTCTGTCGCAGATTCTGAAAATGAAAAGTATATTATAGAAATTTTGGATTACAGATGTAATTCAAAAGAGAATTCTATAAGAATTTTCCCAGAATCTTGTAGAAGTTTTAAGTCTTCTTTTAAATCTCAAGCAAAATCGATTAAAAATAAATAGAAATATGAGTGAAACAAAAGATGTGTTAGAGTATTATAAAGAATTAAATTTAGAAAGAAGTGATTACATTTTAAGGGCTAGAAAATTAGAGTTTAAGCCTATAATTCCAAATTTACCAAAAATAAAAGATGACTTAAAATTGTTAGAGTCTACTTTATCTGGTTTTGTAAAAAGGTTTAATAACTGGAAGTTTAATCTTTTAAAGTTTGAAGAATCTAGACTATAAGACTTTTTGTCATTAAGTTTTATAAAAATTTTATAAAAAATGCCTTATTGTCAAATCGATAAGGCATTTTTTGATTGGTACATATTTTGATTAATTAAAATTATAATTAATCAAAATAAAAAAAAATGTTAACAATTAAAAACAAGAGACCAGTAAGAATACCAAATTTCGAAACTTTAAGCAATACTCTTAATCGTTTAGATGAAGTTTTTTTAAAAGATAGTGATTTTCTTTCAAAAAATTATTTTTCTAAAGAATTTACACTTAAAAGTATAAAGTCTAATTTTCTAGAGAATGATAATTCTTTTATTTTAGAAATACAAACTCCAGGCATTAACAAGAAGGATATAAATATATTAGTTGATGATTTCAATTTAAATATAGAATTTAATAAAAAAGAAGAGTCTTTGGATGATGATGTAAAATATAGATTAAGAGAATTTAGCACAAGCTCATTTAGTAAAAGTTTCTTTTTGCCAAAGTCTTCAAATTTAGATAAAATAACATCTAAGTGTGAAAATGGCATTTTGTTTATTGACATACCAAAGAAAGAGTCGGAAGTTAATAAAAAAAGAACAATAAAAATTTCTTAATAATTTAATGTGTATTTTTAAAGTTTATAGAGAGAGAGGTTTTATAGCCTCTTTTTTTATTTGAATGTGGAACGTTTTAATCGAATGATATAGATATATCATGAGGAGCTTTTTTGTTTCCGCCAAAATAAGGAAATAATTCATAGCTAAAAAAGCATTTGGCGCGAGATTTTATTAATTTTTTATAAACTTTTTTAT